TTTATTAAGTTTTTTGTTAAAGTTAAAAGGACCTTTGACAATCCCTGTACCAAGTAATGATGCTTCTAATAAAGCATTACGTATTTCTGATGACCCATGTGACTCTTCTATTTGGTCATGGATAAGTTTTTCCATTCTTCTAGCTGCACGTTGAGCTGGAGATAAATCAAACTTCTGTGGGTCAGGACTAAATCCTTCTTGAAGCATTCCAGCATCTTCAAGTTGTTGTTCAAGTGAATCTTCAAATAACCCTTTGTTAAACGTGGCACCGGGTCTTAGTACTTTACCATCACCCTCGTAACCAACATCGTAAGGACTATCAATTCTGTTTCCAATGTCGTCAGGTATTTCCATACCAGTCATCGGAGTTTCAATTCCAAGCTGTCCTTGATCTACATGAGCTTGACCAAGTTCACCTTCAGGTATTCTTGTTTCTTGAACTCCAATTGGAAATTTACCAGTTCCAAAAATAACATCAACAAGTTGTCCAAATGCTGCTAATACTTTAGTTTTTGTAATCTTTACAAATACTCTAGATTTCTCTGAATCTCTAAACTTAATTGATTTATTGTAAAGCCCTCTGTAGTTTTCGTAAGCTCTAAGCCAACGTCTTTCGTCAGCATTTCTTGCATCTTCAGCTTGATAAAATCTTGATTGAATAATGCCTACAAGATTTTCTTTTTGACCAAACTCTAATGCAAGATTCTTACCTGCTTCACCTTCTACTTCTTCGTAGAGATTATCAGCGTTTAAAAATGTATTTTCGTTTTCTGCCATACGTTATTAATAACCAAATGTAGAATCAGTAGGTTGGTATATGTCCTGCTTGATTCTTAACATCCTATCATGAGGATGATCTAACCTAGGTCTGCTCATGATTAAATACCTTAATGCATCATAAGCATGATCTGGCGAATGTGTATCCACGTCTTCTGGATTACTTTTCGACAGAGGTAGACTTTGCAATTCTTTTATAAGGTTCGTGCACGTATTAAAAATTTGCAACCTTGGTCTACCCGTTCTTTCGTCAGGTCTTAAATACTCATGTAATTGAACTTTACCAGCTACACGGTTTTTATCAGCTCTACGAAGTTTATGTCCTTTTAACATTAACATCTCACCAATAGTTGGACCAGTATAACCAGTCCTTGCCCATGCTGCTGTATCTAATACACCAGTAATAGACTTGACTTCGTCAGCTTCCATATCGTTCAAAGTGTCCCCGAGCACCTCACCTGTAAGACCTTTTCTGTATAACTCTCTGTATATAATGAGGGTCTTATCTTCAGGGTCTATTGCTCCCCAGAGACAACAAGATTCAGAAGCATAACCATAGTCAATACCTTTTGTTCTTTCCCACCATGTCGGCATTGCGAAAGGTGGTATGACATGTATTGACGTGTCAAACTCTGCGAAAGCTGCTCCTTCATTTATTTCCCAGTTACCTTCAAGCAGTTGTTTTCTTTGTACTGCCGGTAACGAAAGAAGCATCCTTTCATATTCACCGTCTTCAGCAAGAAAAGGATTGTCCTGTAATCTTGCTGGTATGAACTTTCTTGTCAGTCCATCTGAGCCTTTAAAAGTTTTATTCTCTTCATGAGGCTCTATGTATCTTTTCTTAACCCAGTGTGCACCCACGCCACCGGGGTTGGCGGTGCATCTTAAATACGTTGGAAGTTCTGGATTCGTAGTTCTAAGACGTGAAGCTAAATAGTTCCAACCAAACTCGGTTGGTAGATGTGTTATCTCATCAAAGCCAATCCAACTGTACGCTTGTCCTTGATAACGGTACACATCCGCATCACGTTCTAAGAATCCAAACTCGATCTTAGCACCGCTTGGAAACTGCCAAAGCTTTTCAACTTCTTTGAACTTGGCACCCTTAAAAGCTTTAGGGTAGAGTTCACGAGATTTATCTATAAGCTCTCGCAGTTCCGGCATTGACCTTCTTAATATTAGAGCACGATGCTCTGGAAAGTGACAATACCTTAGTGGATCTATGAGCATCGCAAAGCTCTTTCCTCCACCTGCTGCTCCTCCGTAAAGTACATCCTTTTCAGAAGCAGCTAAGAAATCTGTCTGAGGTCCTTCGTTAGGCATAAACGCCACATAAGAACCTGTAGTGTCTAAATGTTGTTGTATCTGATCAGGAAGCTTTTTAGTTTCTGATTCAGTTAAAACATTAGACGTTAAAACCTTTTCTTCTTCTTTGAGTTCTTTTTGAACTCTTGCTAAACTTCGTGTTAGCTTTTTAACCTTCTGACTTTTCTTTGTAAGTTTCTTTTTAGCCTGTAAAGCTAACTTAAAATCTGAAAGTTCACTGTTTTTTGGTCTTCCCGGTTTTAGTTTAGGAGTACCATCTTTCTTTATTATAAAGCTCCCATCGGGATTTGTCAAGTACTTTTCAGGATTTTTATCCCAATCTTCCATATATTTTATCTACGTATTTCTTTAATCCGGGTCTAGACATGCTTTTACCTGTTTCAGCTTCTAACCAATCTACACCGATTCCAAGACTTATTTCACCATGAAAAACTGCTTCTGCTACTTCTTTAAGGATAGATAGCTCATTAGGTATAGGTTTTAAATAGCCTTCAAAGTCACCGTCCAACTCGTACCCAAAAGGTACGGTTGATGAAGTTCTTCGTATATAATCGTCAGGTACAAACATCATTTTACTTTTCTATACTTTCTAACCTTTCTGGCAACCTTCTCGGGTTGTTTAACAAACTGCTTACCTTTCTTAGTTCCTTCTCGTTTAGCTTTCGTAGTAGCTCTATATTCTTCATCAGAGAGAGCTTTAATTGCTTTCTCAGGTAAGTATCTTTCTCCAGTTTCAGAAGACTTCTTTCCACTTTTAGTCCTCCATTTCTGCTTTGTCCAAGCTCTAAGACTTCTTTGACTTTTTGCTAGTGTCATGTTCTTTCAATACTTTTGCTTGTGCAGTTTTACTTAGGTCTCTAAAATGAAACAAAGGCTTACTTGTCTTGGTATGAGTTTTACCGGTATGGATTTTACCGTTACTCATAGCATGTTGATTACCTTTCCATTCAGTACCATCTCTAAGATAGTGTCCTCGAGACTTCCAGCTTTTTGAAGTTTGTTTAGCCATTTTTCTTTTTCCTTTTTGTTTTACTCTTACCAGCTTTTGAAAGTGCAATAGCCACAGCTTGTTTCTGAGGTTTACCTTCTTTCTTTAACCTACGTATGTTCGTAGAGATAGCCTTTTTACTTTTTCCTTTTGCTAGTGGCATTGCTTTTCTTTTTAGTTCCGTATCTTTCTTGTGACCATTTACTCCACTGTTTAAAAAGCTTTGTGTAAGCTTTCTTAGCTTTGTCCATTATTTCATTTAATCCAAAAAACATTTTACTTATAGCCTCCTCCGGCTGCTTTGTATTCTTTTGCTAATAGCTGGGCTTTTCGAGCAGACCATTGACCGGGTTTACCACCACGAGAACCAGCCTTAATCTTTTCGAAAAGCCTCTTACGCATACTCGGCTTGGTGTAATTACCAGCCTCGTTAACTCTAGAAGTCGTTGCCGACTTGGATTTAGTTTTGGTTGTCGTTTTCTTTTTTGTTGGCATGATTAAAAATTTTATCCCAGTTGTCTCGGTACTGCTGTGTATAAAATCCCGGTCTAGGATTAGCTCCTTTACCGCTATCGGATTTCTTGTAGACGTGGTTCCTAAATGCTACAGGCTTTTCGTCACTACCTATTGCTTTACCCATAGTAGTTTACCACTTAACCTTATCAGCCCAGTAAGCGGCTGACATCTTACCTTTCTTGATATTAGCACTGTGTCTAGCTTTGAAAGATGCTCTTTTCTTTTTCATTCTATCTGATTCACCTGCTTTAGGTTTACCAGCAGTCTTCGCACCTTGTTCTCCAAACCTAATCGTTTTAATCTTATCACCTTCTTTAGCCACAACAATGTGCGACTTCTTAGGATGATTCGGTGTACGTTTAGGTTTGTTGTAACCGGACACACCGGCTCGTTCTAATCTTGAATCTTTCTTTTTCATATTAGTGTATCGTTCTATCTTGTTTTAAAGGTATAACATTTCCGTGAGCAGTATCAGATTCATCAACATAGATGCTATCCAACTCACCCACAACAATAAGACCGTTTTTCGCTGCTGCTTCGTCTGCTTTTTCAAACGTTTCAGCAATGATGTTAGGTCCTGCAAAAGTTGTTCCATAGGCATCAAACTCAGTCAGAAATATCTTCATCGTGTATTTCCTCGTAATCTGCTTCCGGAATGTTAATCGCCTTTTTCTCAGGGAGAATAAATATTCCACCTGCTGCATGATGATTAACTTCCAGCCTATCCGTCTTGGAAACGCCAACACGATCTAGAATGGTTTGAGCAGCTTGAAGTTTATTATTCGCTTGAGGTA